GACTGGAGCGTTGACCCAAACCCTGTCAATGACGATCTCAGGGATCTCCGCCACTAAAACGGCAAAGCAGGTCCAGTCGTGCTGGGCATCAACTCTTTGACCTGGCTAGGCATTGCCTCAGTCACAGAGTCAGACAGCGCTGAATTCAATTTTCGCATCATCACTGCCTGAATCTTGTCCAAGTTCTCCTCGACGATTTGCGGCCCACGCAAAACGGCGTAAGTGATGATTGCCGTGTTCGCAGCCGCAAGGATGAAGCCAGCCGCTCCAAGCACATTGACGTACTTCTGCATAATTGTCTCCAAGAAAAAACCTCCCGGCTTGGTGTGAGGATTAGATCCCACCGGGAGGCTGCGGGTGTGTTCAAGTCCGCTCTAGCAGACTAATCAGAACTTGACTTTGCCGCCAAGCTTCAGACCGTAACCAGCGTCAATGTTTTCGTATTTTGCATACGAAACCTCGCCGTACAGATCAATGGAGTCAGAAAGTGGTGCGCTAGCGCCGGTCTTTGCGGAGAAACCAACTTCGGTTTCGCCACCATCAGGCTGCAGCCAAGAAGGACCACCCTGAATGTAGAAAGCGCCTTTCTCCCAGCCAACATGGCCATCCATGACAGCGCCACCAAAGTTAGAACCGCTCCAAGCGCCGTTCCATTCGGGGTTCAGGTAGAAACCGTCAGCCTTTGCTGCACAGAGGGGAGCCAAGGCAAGTGCGCCAGCGGCTGCACCAAAAACAAGCTTTTTGATCATTGGTGGACGTGAAGTACGTTTTTTCCGTGACTACCGTACTGGCTTTCTGCATTTTCGGTAGTGGTGAGGTTTCCATTTTCTGTTATGTCCACTGACTGCTCTGGTACATACTTGTGATGCGCCCACGCAGTGTTCCCCGTGATAAAGCCGACTACAAGGAGTGTTAGGGCGAAAACATTGCTCATCGATTTTGGTATTTAATCGCCAAGCCAGTGTAAACGCCATGAAACTCATGGCTAGGGTCATCTCGACCATCTCGCACGTAAAGATGGTCTAACCAGAGCACCCTGTTGGACATTGCTTCAACATCCCCCGCCCCAGGTTTGCAGGGGATCATTGGGTCGGGACGTTCCATCAGCTTCCAGCCGCGTTTGCTGGTTCAGAAGGCCAACTGATGTTAGTTGGGTCGCTTTGCTTTGTAATGTCCCGCAGTGCCTGCATGTAGGCATCCAACTCAGAGATTGTGTCTGTTGTTGGGCTAACCCCTTGGCGGGTTTCGCTTAACCAGCGAGAAATGCGCCATTCAACAGCGTCGATTTTTTGCTTGCGCTGATCGCGTATCTCGTCCCACAACAGATCTTGCTCTGCTTTTAGCTCTGCCTCGGTTTTGTCGGATACGACCCAAGCGGTGCCACTCCATGTAACTTTTTGGGTTGTTCCGTCATGAGCAGGGGCGAATCCTGCAAAGACGTAGCCAACATCAGCAATTTCGTCTTCAGTAAAAGACGATGGATCAGTGCGGACGCTGCCGTCAGACAAACGTATCTTGAAAGGCAGCTCTTTGGGCTCGCCTTGATTAAGTGAGTAGAGGCTCATGCGACTCCTATGTAGAGAACGTCATTTGGGTCCATTGGTTCGCTGCTATAGCCAGTCACGGCATGGGCGATACGAATTTGCTCACCACCTGAAAATGTATAAGCAGGGCTTCTTATTAGTGCGGCTTGGTAACGAGCTGTGCCGCTGGTCTCTCTGTAGTAGTAGTAAGTATTAGATGACTGAGCCGTTGTTGCAGTTCCAAGAGTCAAAATCGTGTCGCTGCCGCCGTCTCCCGATGTCTTGAAAGTGTCAGAAATCCCATCAGCGCAACCTGTGTAACTAGAGCCTGTGCTGGTTGCAAGGGTAAAAGCGCCGTTGCTTCCACTTACGGTGTAGCTTGTCGAATGGTAAGTTCTAGAAGCAGATGTCGACAATGACTCTACAAATCCGTATGTAGATGTGCCGCTAAGACTGACTGTCAAGTTTCTCCAGCCGGTATCGTTAGTGTCGTTAAAAACCCAAGACTCAAGCAAGGAAGTTCCAGCATTATTTAGTATTTGAATTGCGGCAACGGGACAGTCGCCGTAATATGTCGCGCCACTGCCGATTACATGATTTTTGTGCCCTAAGTAAAGGCGAGCTGAGCCGCTAAACGTAGCAGGAACAGTGACTTGAGTCACATCATAGTTACCGTTGTAGTCAGCACTGCTGCCACTCATATATGTGTCACTTTCGATAAATCGGCGGCTAAATTCAACAAAATCAGCGGTGGGGTCTCCATCAATTTGACCGTCTACAACTTCGGGTGACACCGGCCAGCGGCTTGCAGCTTTGTCTATTAACTGCGACTCAAGCTTCCATATGCCGCTTGCAGCAGAACTGGTGGGGACAGTGCGAGTTTTAGTGATGAAATTGCCGTTGTAATGCCTCATCAAGAAATCTCCTCATAAGAGCAAATTGCTTCTAAGTCGCTTGAGGCGCTTGCCTTTATGCGCAACTTGTCATTTTCCTCTAAGTAGATCTGAGTGTCCTTTGACACGACAATTAACGTCGCCTCTGCTGGCACGTCAATTTGCTTTGCTAGATAGAAATCATTGGAACCGCTTTTCTGCAAGACAACTTCGACAGCAGCTGCATTCGTGCCGTCTACATTTGACACGATCAAAGAGTTGATCTTCATGACCTTATTGCTCGAAGATGCGTTAGCAACCAAGTCAGCAAAAGAAGTAGTTAATGCGAGCCCTACACTCTTCCCTGTGACGGTTGATAGTCCTGCAATGTTTGGAGCGGTCATGGCGTTACCTGTTAGGCGAAGATTAGCGCAATAGCTGTTGACTGGGCACGCGACATTCCGCCGCCGCCACCAGAACCATTAGAAGCAGCTGTGATCCGCCCTTGAGCGTCAACTGTGATGTCAGCAGATGTGTAACTCCCCGCCGTTACAGCAGTGTCAGCAAGTTTGGCTGCAGTGACAACATCATTGTCAATCGTGAAAGTTGCGCCGCTGTTTGAGACGGTGATGTCGCCCTTGTCGCCGTCAGAGATGCCCCCGCCTCCGCCTGACGGTGTTGCCCAAGTCGTTCCACCTGAGCCGTCTGATTGCAAAAACTGCCCAGACGATCCGTACCCGCTTGGAAGCGTGAAGGTGAGGTTGCCTGAAAAATCAGCATGGGCAGGCGCTTGTATTGCAGCATAGTGAGCATTGCTTGACTCGCAATACAATCGAACTTGTGATCTTGTGCCGTCATTTTTTATACTGAAAACACCTGAAGTCGCCTCTAAGTCAATGCCTGGGATGCGAAAAGTGTCTTGATTGCTATTGCCAAGAGTTATCTCTCCTATTGCAGTGGCAGAGCTTGCATCGGCGTTATAACCAAGAATTATGTTGAAAGCGCCGGTGGTTAGGCTATCCCCGGCTTGGTAGCCCATCAAGACGTTGCTGTTGCCGCCTGACCCTGTCAAGCTGCTCCCAGCCCAATTTCCAATAATTACGTTGGTATGACCTTCGGTTATTTCCCGTCCAGCGAAAGCACCTATCGAAATGTTGTTATAGCCTGTCGTCGTATCCTCTAGAGCGGTATATCCAACGGCTACATTTGAATTTCCATTTGTAGTTGAGTAAAGAGCTTTATACCCAACTGCAACACTGTTGCTCGCGGAGCCACTGCCAGCAAAAGAAAATGCGCCAATAGCTGTATTCTTGCCATCAGTATTATAAGCGCCAGAGACATACCCTACGAAGACATTGTCGCTGCAAGATACAATATCGCCTCCAGAAAGAGCACCAAGGAAAGTGTTTCTAATTCCTGTAGTGAGAGACTCGCCGGCCCTATTTCCGAGCCCAACATTAGAGGTGCCTTCTGTAAGGGCAGTTAAAGCCGATTTCCCGATTCCAGTATTGCCATAGCCATCAGTTTCAGAGTCAAGCGCATTGGCTCCAACACCTAGACTGTCGCTGGCGGTACTGTTATCGACAAGCCCGCTAGTGCTGCTGCCAACCTCAACGACTGACCCGCCATCGGTCTTGGTAAAAACACCGCCATCGCTTGTATTGATGGCGAGTTCGCCTACGGCAAGATCTGACGCTCCAGGATCGGATGTCCCGCGCTTGTGCTTGATTGTATTTGCCATTGGTTCTAAAAAGTGCCCCCATCGAGTTCGAAACCGCTTACAGATCCGTTTTCGAGGAAGGTCACAAGATCGCTCAGTGCAACTTGAACCATCGTTCCAGCGTCATTAACAACCATGCGATCTGCTGTCGCCAAGGTCGTAGAGGTCGCAGAAGTGCTGCCGTCGACAATGTTCAGCTCTGATGTTGATGCGTTTAACCCATCAAGCTTGTTGATTTCAGCAGTGTCAGCAGTAACCCCATCAAGCTTGTTGATCTCTGTAGCGGTTGCGGTTACGCCGTCAAGAACATTCAGCTCGGCAGTAGTAACAGTTGCGCCATCAAGAATGCCGACCTCTGTTGAAGTCAATGCAACCAAAGCAGTCGCAGTTGCGCTGCTGGCTCCTGCAAAAGTGTCTAGCTGGGCATCATATGCCTGGACATTTGTGCCGATCCCGAGCCCCAGAGATGCTCTGGCGGTTGAACCGTTTTCAGCAACAAATGTGCTGCCGTTACCAACAATGATGTTGCCGTCAGTGACGCCAAGGCCAGAAATCGCATCAAGCTTTGAGCTGTAGGCGAGAATGTCGCTGCCTATTGCCAGACCTAGTGCCGTTCGTGCGTCAGAGGCAGTTGTAGAACCTGTCCCGCCGTCGACAACTGCAAGCGTACCTGTAATGTTTGACGCACCAAGGTCAACAGCAAGCTCAGCAGACTCAATAACAAGGCCGCCATTAGCTTTTCGGTCAACGCTTACGGTGCTTCCGCTTACGTCAATACCATCACCGGCTGATGGTGCGCCAGATGATGCGATTGTGATCCCACCAGAAGAATTGGTGATGGTCACGTTGCTTCCAGCGGTCAAGGTTGCCTTGGAAAGCGAACCGCTTGAGTTGCCGATTAACAGCTGACCGTTGCTGTAGCTGGTTTGGCCTGTCCCACCCTTGCCGGTGACGATTGTTGACGCAGACCACGTTCCAGAAGTCAGCGTGCCAACAGAAGTAAGACTGGAAGCAATGACACCAGAACCAAGAGCGTTATCGCTAAGAACGCTAGAGCCATTGATTTTGAAAGCTTTGCCAGCGGCAAGATTTACATGCTCAGAAAAGTCCCAACTATCAGTGCTGTTGGCCCAAAGGATTGTGTGATCCGTAGCACCCTTGAGTGTTAAACCTCCCCCGTCTGCCGTCGAATCAGTCGGCGTATCAACCTTTCCAAGCTCAATGTTTTTATCTTCGACGTTTAAAACACTTGAGGATATTTCAGTTGTGGAGCCATTCACAGTCAAGTTGCCGCCGACAACAACATTCCCCGATGTAGCCAGTGACGAAAGCGTTGGCAGAACAACCGTGCCAGTGAAGGTCTTATTGCCGCTTACTGTTTGGTTCCCGGACAGATTGACAAACGCACCATCACCACCAATAGCAATAATGCTTGACGCACTACCCCCGGCACCTCCCGTGCCTTTGCCGTAATACAAAATGCCATCACCGGCATCTGCCTCATTGAAAGCTAACTCGGCATTTTCCAGAGAAGAAGGCGCTCCGGTGCTCCCTCCTGACGCCCGACGCTTAATCCGAAGAGTGTTAGCCATGGTCAGAAATTGCCCCCGTCGGCAAGTGTGTCAGTCGTCCAGGTTGTATCAGCCCGGAACGTGTTGGCAGTTGCGTCGTAATAAATAACGCTTCCCTCCACTTTAGACGACGAATCAAGGACAAGCCCAGGATCTCCGGTATCACCTTTAGGCCCTTGAGGGCCAGCGGTTGTGGCTGTGACAGTTGTTGTGACAGGGGCCTGAACAACGGTCGTCCCATCAGGTGTGGTGACAAGGACCTTGTTCTCAGCAGTTGTGACGTTGACCGTGGTCATGGTGACGTGTACCCCTGAGAGACAAAAATGACGCCCTCCAGGTAATAGTCCCTGTTGCCGCTGCCGTTTTCAAGCATTACGTCGTAGTAAAGCTCGTCCGGGAAAGTTGCCGTTTGTGCGTCGGTAAGGCTGATAGTGACCTGCCCGTTGGAGCGGTTGGTGTACGCGACAGCAAAATCCGCGTACTTGGTTGACCGCGCCTTGTCCCACGCTTGCGCGTAAGCAGTAAAGCCCGTTAAGTCAATTACCGCATCATTGCTGTCCTTGAACTGCAGCAACAGGGAGTAGTCAGCCCTCCGCTGAAGCGTGAAATTGTGCGTTCCAGGTTGAACAGACATAGCGCACCTCTTAGAGCAAGCTTACCCTGCGTCAAGTCTTAATGCAGGCCAGCAGTGCGATGTTGCGTGGTCGTGCCTCAGTACCCCCATCAGCTTGAATAGTAATTCCAGTTGATGCTGGACCAGTGCTTTGGGCATCGGGGTAATTTTGAGATTCACCGTCGCCAGAGCCGCTTGAGGAAGTTGCATTAGCAACTCTTGATATGGTGGGCAGGGAGTGAGAGTGGCTGTCATTCTCGACTCCGTGGTTGTGAGTTTTGTTTTGATCCCCCTGAGCACTTCCAAGCGCTCGATTGCTGTCAACGCCTCTGCCGCTATCTAGTCCGCGAATAAACTCACCACGCAAGTCTGGGAGATTAAAAGTCGTTGATCCGTCGCCAACACCGTAATAGTCCTGAATAGCGGCAAACAACGCCGCAAAAGTTGTTCGGCTGACTGGACTGCCATCAGCTGGCAGGTATCCGGGTGGGGCCTTCGGAACGGGAGGCGTCTGGGTGAAATCCAACATAGTTGTATAAATAATCGTTCCAGCAGGTGTTTGGTCGCCGTCAAGATGTTTCCATTCGCTCCCCGAATAGCCCTCGTAAGCATTATTTGATGTGTTGAACCGGATCATTCCGGTGTTAGGGCTGGCAGGGCGCTGGCCTGTTGTGCCCGCAGGCAGATCCAGCGTTCCAGTGCCGGTCATCTTTACGTTGCCACCGAACGATGCTGTCCCGGTAAAAGTCGGAGACGCAGCAGTAGCTAAGCCAAGGTTTTCAAGCTCAATGCCCCCAACAGTGCTGACGTTTACAAAGCCATCACCATTTGCATTTCTTATTTTTAATGTGTTGTCGCCTGTATCTGCATACCACTGGAACTGGAAATTGCTGCCGCTGCCCGGCGGGTCGGAGCCTCCGCTGTTATTCGTGCGGATGGCTTTCAAGCAACTATTTATATCGTTAAGAAAAGCAGCCCCGTTTTGGTCAGCTAAGTCGTAATCGTGGTTAGCCACAAGCAGTCAGCGGTTTCTTGCAGACATTCTACTCCTGCTTGCCAAAGCCGGAAGCAACGTAATCAAAGTCCCGTTCGACAAGCCCGCTACCGTTTGGGTTGTTAAATCCAATATAAAAACCTTCCCTATCTTCAGAAGCAAGTGTAAACCCTTCGCCAGCGGTGTTATTTTTAGGGATTATGATTAGCCGAGGTGGCACACCGGGCAAAGCGTGTGTATCGTGGCCAGGCCCATATTGATTAAGTTGACTCGCGTCTAAAGTATACGCAGCTCGCCCATTAAAAAATTTATTGGCGTAAGTTACGGCGATTGGAACTGTTGAGCTTGTAGTAATTGTTGAGCTACTTTGCTCTGTTCGCTGTTGCAGTTTTACGTTGACGCCTAACTGGTCAACAAGAATGTTCTGAGACGGGTCATTTGACGTGAGCACAACCTTAAACTGAAACGCTCTTGCTGTCAGCGACGCGCTTGTCAATTCCTCCCACTTAGAAAAATCAGCGTCATCAAATATAGGGTTAGAAGTAGACTTTGTTGTTCGCACATAAAGTTTAGCGTTTGTCCCGTCTACAACGTCCCCGCCTAAAGGCGGCCAAGTGCTTATAAGGGCCTCTTTACTACCAATAGTATCGTCTGGGTAGTTGCCGCGAGCTACGATATGTCGTTCTAAATCAACAGTGTAGATATTGCCAAAATCAAGTGTTTTTTCAAACTGATACTCACCCGATGATTTAACAGTTCCGCCCACAAGTGAGTATTCAGAATTGCTGCCGCCTGAAGTCCCTATATCAACAGGACTGCCGCCATCAGTTTCACTGACCTTAAAAGTATTTGCTGTTAAACCTGACGAAAGAACAAAATAAGTAGTTCCTACTTGCAGGCCGGATGGCAAGACAAAAGGAGTGGTGTTTATGCGAAACTGCACTTTATCACCCGCAGAGAGTTGATGGTTGACAAGGTTTGGGGTGAACCCACTAAACGTCCCATCAAAAGTTTTTATTGTATCGTTTGTTGCGTCAAATATAACTAACTTAAACCTTGACCCGGTAATGCCTGGAGTATCTTGCCTCGTTAAAGACAAAGCATTCCCGGAAGCATTGTATATAGCGTTAGTTTTTGCGCCCGCGAACGGCGTAGGAGATATTGTGTCTTCCCTTATACTTTTGACGCTCTGAAAATCCTGCGCATTTGGTACTTCAGTTACGATAACGCTTGCTTCTGTTACGCTTTTTCTGCCCCCGTCATCAGCAAACTTAACTAAATACTCTCCTGCGATTAAAGGCACTTCTTTTTCTGTAGAGTTTCCGGCAACCGCGTTTACAAGGTCAGAACTATTTGACCATGATGCAGTGCCATCAGTTAAATTGCTGTGCCGAATATGCACCTTGCCACCTACTTTTACGTCTAGGTCAACCGTTTCGTCCCAGCGCAATCGGGCGTTTTTCTGACTAACTGGTTCTATAGTTAAATTTTGAACATCTCCAGGTAAAGCTAATTTTGCTTGTATAGTATGTTCGTTTGTTGCGACGGGGCTTGTCTCCCCCGCAAAGCTTCTAGCCACGATCTTTACTTCCAGCAGTCCATCTTTTAATCCCTTAACTTGAACCGATGGAGTAGCAGTAGTTAGCCCGATAAAATTACCGCCGTCTAAGCGATACTCGAGAGCAAAATCTTTTACGTTAGTGGCTGTTACAGCCACCCCATCAGGATTACGTTCGGGGTCGGGGAGTACGACAGTAGGGGTTTTCCAGCTTATATCGACGCCAACACGAACTACACCCTTCTCTGCGTATAAAAAATCTTGTATGACTATGCCTGAAACTGCTTTAGGCGCATCAGAGATGCCTGATATCTCGCGTTCTTCAAACTCTGCCCCCTCCTCAGCCGCCCCATAAATAGTTTGGTTGTATTTGACTGCAGTGACTCCGTAGGTGTGGTCATCGTTTTCAACGACAGCCATTACACGGAATTGTTGGGATTGAATGTCGTCGGTTTGAATTAACCAAGGAGCGTTTGCCGCCGGAACCTCACTTAAGGCACTGGCTAAAGTTACGACGGCCCCGCTAAGGGTAAAACTGCGCGTTTCAAGCAACCCGGATGGCAGCATGAACGTGATTTTGGGCGTTTTTTGGGAATTTACAGATAAATCAGTAGAGGTATCAAGTGTTATTTGTGAGGCGCTGGCGGCAGAAGCAACGCGACCGCTTCTGCGTGTGTCGGCTCTTAAAGGATCAGCAATATCTACAACCGTTCCAGGGCGCAGAACAACCCCTGAATCAATGCCGATGGAAAACGTGCATATCTCATTTAAGTTTTGCTCGCTAAGCAGCGTCCACTTACCCAACCGCCTTGCTTGCCCTTGTGAGTAGCAACCAACCGCTCTGATCTCTTTGTTGTTTACCCCGTACTTTGCTATTGCGTTTTCGTCTTTTACGTGCTCAAACGCTACCTCACCTTTTTCTTCGTAAGTTTGGTATGCAACGGTCGCGCTCGTATGCCTGCTGCGTAGTGATGTTCCTGAATAAGAAAACATCCCGTCAACAACATTCGATGGACCTAAGGTATATTGCGAATCGGTTGGCCTGTCTTGCAGCAGAACCAATGAACCTGCTCCGTAGTAAGAAATGCCACGGAAAATGCTGGTCATATCCCTGATCGCGTCATAAACCTCTTTACGCTGGTTAATCAATAAATTGCAACTAAAGCGAGGCTCTTGACCATTCTTCCCATCGTCTACTAACTCGTTGCAGTATTGCGATATAGCAAAGAAATCATATCGGTCTAAAGAAGACGCAGGCACGCCTGCTCCATAGCGCGTGCTTGTCAGCAAATCCCAAAAACACCACGCTGGGTCATTTGTCCAAACTGTTCCCCCTGGGGCACCTGCATCAGTGCTCAGTTGGCCGGTCCAGACACCGTCGTAAGTGATCCTGCCGGGAATCCCATTTTCTATTGATTCAGTTTGGCCAGTAGCCACAACAAGCCTTTGAGTTTCACTTTGATCAATTTTTGCGTTAGTCGGAACACCCACTTTTATGCCACGGATCAGATATTTTCGTGTCGGGATTGAGCCGAATTGCCGAGCGTCAAACCTAAGCCCTACTAAAGCAGCGTTTGGAAACCCATATTTTTTATCTCGTATCTCTGTATAGCTTGACCAAACTGTATCGTTTGACAACCTTACGCTTTCACTGTCCTCTGTGTCGCGCCTAACTTTTATGTATGCAGGGCGAGTATCGTTTAACTTAAACACATAATCCCGCTGGTATGAGTTCCTACTTTTGCCTTTTATAGTGTCTGCCTTGACTACGTTAAAGCCGCCTCCGTTGTAATCAACTAAAATACTAATACTAACTTTAGTGCCTACAATATCCCCGTCATCTTCAATTTTTTGCAAAGATGGGATAGAAATGGTAACCCGAACACGATCGACGGTGGCATCTTGAATAGTTATTATGGGGGAGTTATCCTCTTTTATTTGTGTGTTAACGATTCTTGCAGTTTCGACAGTGTTAAAAGGTCCAGGCAAGTAGTCTTGGGTCGGCGTTCCGGTTCTAGTCTCAACCCGAAAATTTGAAAAGTTATTGCGGCCCCTCGTATCTTCAACAGGCGTCCCATCAAGAAATATGCTTTTGTTGCCGTCGTCTAGGCCTTGGATTTCGCCCTCGCTGAGCAAGTCAATGACATTGGCAAATTGTCTTGACTGAAGCGAATCGGCATCTTCTGTCGGGGGAGAACTGCTGCCGCCTCCGCCGCCTTTTCCCCCGCCGTCCCCAGCGCCTGCTATGTATTTGGGATTAATCATGATTAAACCTGATCAACGTCAAGACCTGCTGAAACGACCGCCGACCCAACGAACACACGCCCATAGGCTATCGGTACAGCCACGCCTTTCTTAGTAGTGTTAACTATCCCACTAAAACTACTCGACTCCAAAAGCGTAGGCTCTTCGCTAGCTGTTATGGGCTGCGGGACGGGTGAAATCATTTCGGCTACGCCGTTAAGCACTAAGGACGCCCCAACCAGCCCAAACGCTGTGGCAGTCCCTGCAGCAAACACTGGAGCACTAAGGCCAATAGCTGTAAAACCAATCGGCCCGAGCAGAATAGCCGCAGCGATAAAACCTAAACCAGTTAGCACCTGTGTAAACCCGCCCGCGCCCATCAAAACAGGCGTAATGCTAAAAACTTCTTTTTCGCTCCAGGGTAGGTACAGACCCGTAACGTCCTTGTCGTGAACCGCCTGTGTACCCACTGTTACTTGATACGCAACGCCTCGTTTTTCGCTGTCTAGCAACCACTTTTCAAGTTTAGGGAAATTAACCAGCAGAGCCTTTAACGCTTGAGCAGGCGTGTCAGCCACAAACTCAAACCGTCCTTGGCCAAGCTGCTCTTTTAATGCGCCGTAGACCTTAACGACTTTCATGCCTTAGAACGCACGCCACGTTTTTCAGATAATACTCGCCCAACACGTCTCTGCTGCTTAGTCGGCCTTGTACGTGGTGCAAAACCTGCTGGTCTCCGATGTAGACCGCCGCGTGGTTTGGCACAGGCGAAGACAACTGGATTAACAGTAAATCACCTTTTTGCAGTTGTGCCATTGGAATGCGGTGAAAACCTTCCTTTTCAAAATTGTCTAAATACAGGTTTTGGCCGTTTTCCCACCACCGATCACGCCTTGGGTAATTCCTTAGCTCAACACCTAGCTCACGCTTATACCAGTCGCGGCACAGGCTGTAGCAATCAACCACTCCATGGGAAAACGCCCGCCCCACATAGGGCAGCTCAAATCCTTCTGGCTCGCAGTATCCCCAGTTCCCTGTGTTTGGGTTGACGATATGCCAAGGGAGACCGCTTTGCTCGCACGCCACTCGGTCTGCCTGCGATGGTGCGTGGTTTGTAACCGGGTGGCTATGGATAACAGCCACAATTTCGCCTTGCTCTTCTACCGCTGCGTAATCTCGTGGATCAAGAACAAAGTGCTCCTGGGGCGTAGTAGCGAGGTTTTTGCATGGGAAATATCTGCGGCGGCCTTTGACTACAGCTACTAAGCCACAGCATTCATTGGGGCTTTCCTCCGCTGCGTGTGCTTGAATTTTTTCTTTTAGGGAAGGGGGCAGCGTCATAAAAATAGCGGCAAGACTTATTAGGCAGACGGTAGCTCGCCGTCCTCACCGACGACACGCCCAGGAATTTTTTTATTAGGCAAATCGAATTTGCTTGCTAATTCAAAGCTAACAACATCTCGGTTTTCAAGTGACTTGCGGTCTATAAACCACTCTTCTATAGGAAAAGTCGCGTAGGGGTCTGCGCTGCTTTCATTATCAAGAAACTTTTTCAAAGTGCGTATCCTCCTAACCTTGGCTCCTATTAAGTCGTTGTTTGGGGTCACGCTATTAACCCCCGTGTCTTTGTTGATGAGCATGTCTGTGACAACCCCGCTTAAATTAGCGACCGTCAACGTCGGGCGAGGCAGCGTCCCAGTGTTTGTGTACTCAAAACCCTCTGCCTTTACTGGAACGCGGGAGTAAGTCTGCCCTGCCCAGAGGATATCCCCGGTTATGTCCGCGTTGCTGCCCGCGTGAAAGCGCACTACGACAGATTGATTGTTGCTGTCTAGGCCGTGCAGAGCATCGTCGTAATGCAGCTCGAATAATTCAATAATCGCATTAACGGCTAAACCTGACAGGTCGGCATAAACCGAGCTGATCGCAGTCCAGACAACTTCGTTATCCGTGACTGTGCTGCCAATGTCAGTAGGCCAGTTTGGCTCTTCGCTGCCTGACGTTCCAGTCCCTGTTATTGCGGTGCATTTGAACACCAAGCCGCTATTTTGTGCAGCAGTTGCACGACGAATAGCGCCAACAGCGAAATCGGTACTAGGAGCCCAAGCAGCAACAGCCATTACGGTTCAAAGACTTGCCTGAATGTTGCCTGGATTGTGGCGCGGTTCAAGTACGGAATCGACTTGCTCCACTCTTCGCAAACAAACTTGGAGCTGCTTCCTTCGCCTGGCGGGGTGAAGTCAAAGCTTGCGCTGTCTGCAGCTCTTGCGTCTAAGAATGTCTCAATGGTGTCTGCTTCGGTTTCTGAAACATTAAAAGTCAGGCTGTATGACTTTGGGTTTTGGTTTAAGCCAAAACTTAAACGCTGCTCATAGCCATCACCAAAGCGCACCGTGCGGGTTGCTGGTGCGCTTGATTTTTGAAGCCCGTAAGCAGGCGTGATTGAGGGAAAGGTTGCCATTATGCAAGTAAACCTCCAGGTCGTTTTTGTTTAATTAGCTCAGCTTGAACGGCAGCGCCGAGCATCTTGCCGAGTTGACTTGCTTGGGCAGAATCGCCTTCAACACTAGAGCCAGAGGCATCGACGTTCACAGTTACGTTAGCGCTGCCCATTGCGCTGTTCGGGACAATGTTGCCTTGAGCACCTGGAACGAACAGCTCAGGCCCACGTTCTCCGACCAAATAAGGCCGGTTGCCAGAAACTAAGCCGCCATTAGCTTTGCCTGTAAATGCACCTGGATTAAAGAAACCTGCCATGTTGGAAGTGTTTAATCCTGCAGGAGCAGCGCCTGAACCGCCAAAAGGCATTCCGCCCCCTGACACGCTGTAGTCCCCGCCGCCCATCCCAGCGAACATACGAGCGATGCCGATCGCGATGTATTGGGCGATCATTTGTTTAGCTGCTTGGAACAGCATGTCTGCGATGCTTCTTAGGAAGTCAGCAAAGGCTTGCTCTGCTGTTTTCGTTCCTTCAGCAACAGCTTGTAAGCTATCAAACAAACTATCAACAACTGGAGTAGTTAAAGCGAGTGCTTCGTTGTATTTTTCTTGGAATACAGTTGCACTTAAAACAGCTTTTTCTATTTGGACATATGCGTCTCTTTGTCGTTTAAGCTGTTCCGCCGCTTTTCTATCAGATTCTTTTTTACTCTCTGCAGCTTTTCCTTCGGCTGTTCTTATTGCGGCGTTTTGCTTTAATAGCTCTTGCTCAATGCGAAGATTACCTAAAACTTCGGTAGTCATTGACCCGCCAAAAAGTCCCGTAAACGCGGGGTTTACAGCTAATTCTTGCTCTCTTAGCCTGACACCGCCTTCAAATTTTTGAATCGCTAAAGCGTCTTCATTAGCCAAGTCTTGATTAGCTAACGCTACTTTTAACTGTCTTTCACGTTCTTTTGTTAAATCTTGCTCTAGGTTAAATTTAGACGTTAATTGAGTAAGTTCTATGTTGTTTAAAGCTATAAGGTCGTCACGTATATCTCTATTACGAACATCGGCTAGTTGTTCTTTTAGTTTAATTTCTAGTTTTTTCTTGTCTATGTCAAAAAGAACTTTGTTTTCAGCTTTTTTCAGCTCTAACAACTCTGTTTCGTTTGCAGATAGGCTTAAAATTTTTGTAAATTCTTGTACGGTCTGTTTTTCTAAATCTAACCTAGCTTTATCTACGGCTAATGAGCTTTTGGTAAGCCTTAAAGTCTGTTCTATAGTCTCTTTTTCTCTTTTTCGATTTGCTATAATTCGCGCTGTAGTTTTATCGTTTTCTTGTAACTGACTTAAACCCGCAAGTTGATCCAGTACAAACGCTCCGCTCCCGTCTCCGCCTCCAAGTTTAAATAACTCTTTAAATCTAGGTTCGTACTTTCTTTTTATTTGTGTTTCTTGTTGCCGTAAACCTACATCAATGTTAGTAAGGCGATCTGTAGATGTTAAACCGAGTGTAATTTGTTTTTCAAGGTTTAAATCTTCAGTGCTTCTAATAAGTTCTTCTCTAATTGCACGCCCTAGTTCTTCAACTTTTACTCTTGCTTCTTCTAGCTTTTCGTTTACACCGCCTAAAATTTCTGCTGCTGATTTTGTACCCCCAAGATCTTTATATAAATTTCTAACACCTAAAGCAATAAGTTCAAAAAACCCATTTATAAGTTTTAAGGGTAGGAGTAATGCTTCAAGGGCACCTGTAAGCCCAATAACAAGGGGCACCAAAAGAGTACCTACCAGTGCCCCAAAACTTTGCACAAACTGCATACTTACGCGCCCCAGCTTAGCGAATATCTCGTTAAGTCCTTCTAAGCTCTTACCGCTCAAACCAGTGGTCTGTCTTACTTTTTCGGAAACCATGTTTTGAGCTTCAGACAGCCTACCTAAACGCTCAAGTTTTTCAATAGCTATTTGAAATTCTGCATTTACTAAAATTCCTGCTTCACGTAAACCATCAAGATTTATATTTTTTGTTATTTCTCCTAATTCAAGCGCTTTAGTTACAGATTGCTCTAACTGCTGACCGATAGCACTACCGAATATCTGGCCACCGAAGGTCGCGCCAAAAGGAGCGCCTAATGCCCCTCCTAGTAGGCTCCCGCCTATAGACCCTGCCCCGCCTCCGAATAAAAGCGGAAAACCTGCTCCTAGTAACTGATCATTTAACTGTTTACCCTGCCTCTTTCGTCTAATTTTTCTGATGTTGTTAAGGCGTTCTCTAGCTGCGGATCTAGTTGCTTTAGCTTGTCGTTCATTTTCTCTAGTTATAGATTTTTCTATTTGCAGTTTTTTATCCAACGCTGCATTTATTGCGGCACGCTCTTGATCGGTTCTTACTTGAAACTTACCCGAAGTTTGCCCTGCTGCGGGAAGTAGCGGAACCTTTGTGCCAAACGGGTCAGCGGGCATAGGCTCAGACGCTCGTTTAATTTGCGTGCGGATAGAAAGCTCTCGTTCTACAAATTTGTTTCTTGCTTTTGCCAGTAAATTAAAAGATTCGCTACCGGCAACACTATTTTCAAGCAGTAAATCAATTTCAGCAAACTGTTGCCTAGATGCTGCTAACGTGCGCGGTAAACTTGAAAGATCTTTAATAATCTGTTTAGTGCTGCCCGCTGCGCCTGTGGAGGGGTTGCCTATAGCATCTAGTCCCTGTCCGGTTAGACCTAACCCTTGCCCCCTAGCGGTTTGGCCTGCTCCCCCTAAAACAAGTGAACGCCCTTCTTCTCTAAGAGCTTTAAACCGTAGCGCTAAAACACCGAGAGCAGCACTTTGTCTTTCGACTGCAGTAGTTGCTCTTCTAAATTGACCAGAAACTTTTTCGCTTGCACCAGAAATTTCAATTAAACTGTTTTTTACAGCTCTTATGCCCCCAGGTTTGCCAAGCGCATTGATAAGTTTTTTTGCCGATGCTTCTAACTTTTCAAGATTTTGTACCGACTTAGTGGTATCTAAATTTATTTTTACTTTATTGAGCTTACCTACTTGCTTCTCTACCTCAGCAATGCGCTTACTAAGATCTTTTACCTGCCTTTTATCTACCTTTACGGCAAGTGAGATGTCTTGTACCACAGCGCCGCGCCAGGACTATGCCTAATCCTAGCGCCTGCCCGTAGACTGCGCCCTCGCGGACATCTTTGCCCGCTCCATGGCTTTTTCCTCTTCCTCCCCTTTTATCTCGAAGAAGGCAGCCCACGCTGTCATCTCTTCGACTGTCAGCTCCTGGCAGAGCCGGGTCACCGTCATACCCAGCTCTTTTGCAACATGAAACAGAAATACCCAGTCAGGATTTGCTTTTCAAGTCTGCTTTAGCGTCCTCCACTTTGTTCTCCGCTCCAGAGGTCAGCATGGCTAGCTGGATTTCTTGAAGAACAGAGGCGTCAACAGCGTTCTTTAAAGTTGCTTTTTCGCCGTCTTGGAACAAACGCTTGCCTTCTTCATCCAAAGCTTTTTCTACCATCAACCCAAGCGCAAAATCGTTTGCATCGTCAGATCCCGCTTTCTTCTGGATCGACTCACGCTCTGCGATGGTCAAAGGGTGCCAAAAAACCGTAAAAATAACTTCGTCATCAGCCTTAACGTCGTAGCTATAAAGCTGGCTTACGCCAAACTTGTTACGCAGTAGTTCAACAGCTCGCATGAAGAGCACAATTTATTTCAGTAACACTCTACGCTATTGCGCTAAATTGGCAAGATACAAGCCCGATAAAGTGCGACCTATCCTCGATCTCCAGTGGGACGGGGCCGGACACTTCAAGTACACGAGGCTTACAGCTAAACGTATCTGTGTAGTCCGGAGCGTTTACAGACGTAAGGCCGTCGATTATAGACTCGCCGATGGCGGAGAAAGTAGACGTGCCAGCAGATTTTGGTGTGTAGATACTGCATTGAACAACGCCTACATAAAAGTCGGATGAAGCGCCGTGAGTCTGAATTGTTGTTTGGTTGTACGTGATTGACATAACTACATACTTTTTATTTTTACCGGGCGTCGTAAACCTCACATTGTCGTAGACCATTGAAACGGTGCTATCGGCTGCCGTTACGGCGTCAGTAACTGCTTTTTCAAAAGCAGCGCGAGAAGATACAAGACTCATACAACTCCCTGGTAACGAGCGCCACGATCAGTGCCTGTACCAGAAACTCTAAGCGACACACCAGGCTTTGCCCCGAAAAATAATTTTGCGCCTGCCTCGGCCTTGTATAGAAACGGGACGATGCCGCTAGGCCGTTGTAGAGCGTAACGGGCGTACTGTGCTGTGTTTCCTATATACACAGTGTCGCTGCTCGTAAAATTAGGAAAACTAAAACGAGGCTGAACTTGTGGAGAAATTGCTTTATGAGCAGAGCCTAGTCTGGCTTTATCCTTTTTTATCTGGCTCCAAGGTGCAAAATTCTCTACTTCGTCTTTGGGGCGTGGACGAGTGTTGCTTACTTTCCAGCTAGACGCAAAAAATCCTGTGTAAGCAGGGCTAATCACCTCTGTAGAAAGCTCTAGCCACACAAATTTAACAAAAGCCCTAAATGCTTGGTCTAAATCCGCGTCGATTTGTTGTTCTATCTGTTTTGCAAGTTTTCCCATCAGAAACGTACCAGCAAGATGTAGAGGTACTCTTGGCCGCCCCTGTAGGTTTCGATGTTCGTTATTTGAGCGGCTTCACCTGAACCTGCGAACTTAAGCACAATCTCATCCTGCATGGTCGGCTGGTTGCCGCCAATTTGCTCTGGTGCAATGTAGATGCGGGCTTGTCGTTCTTCTCTCCCCTCTTCCTCTTCAGACCGGATAAATTCAACTGGGCATTTCAAATCAAAATAAGGACGGTCAAACGTTGTAAACGCGCCTTTAGCAACGTCGTACTTCCCGTCAAACTTTCGCGTGTAATCAATAGTCGTATCAAGGCTGTCGCCAAGCTCTTGAACGATTGACTTGGCTGCAGCTCGAAAAGCTTTGTCTAACGCTCCAGGCATATCAACCTCTCACGGTACGGATTTGGTAGCTGCCGCTCCCGCCAGCGCAATAAGCGCCAAGGTAAGACTGGAGCCAAGGATAAACATCAAAGACATTATTGACGGTTCCCGTAGCTTGGCTAGCAGTGTTGTACTCCACTTCCATCTCGCCGAGCTTGACGGATTTGTATAACCCCGTATCGCCGGTAGACCCTGTAATTGACTCCGTGTCATTAGCTAATGCGTTAGCTAACTCGTATGTAGCGTATTTAATCTCGTTTGGGATGACAGTGCAAACTAACTCCACTCGATCAACGTGGTAATTGTTGCGCGGCCAATTCAACGCTTGTGATGTGTCACAGCGGTCGCCATAAAACTGCAACGTATCGATCCAGCGGGTGGCTGAGATCAATGCACGGTTTTTGCTGTCGTCGGTCTTGTTGTCCCAGTTGGTGCTGCTTGGGACGGTTTCAAAATACGTGTTGGCTTCAGCCAAGGTCACGTAGCTGTTGGCTGACGCGCTGCTGAGAGTGGCGTTGATCGTGGCAGCCATAGCTGAAAAAAGAAGGTGGCCCCACCTAATGGTAGGGCCTTTACTCTGATCAAGATCAGATGGTGCTGGTGTCCAGCGGGCTGTTGACGGTGACCTGAACCAGAGGGATCAGATCGATGTCATAAGTGGCGGCCCACTTGTTAGCGGTTGCCAGGTTGGCGTTGGTGGGGTTGTCACCAGCGTCAGCCCACTTGGTGCCCATCACGTGATAAGCAGAGTGGTAGTCAACAGAAAGAACGTCCTGCTTCGAGAGCACGTTCCGGTCAGCCTCGATGCGAAGCTCTTGCTGCTGACCCTCCAGGATGGTGCCTGACTTGGTCAAATAGCAATAGAACTCACGCTGGTGGCCGCCAGTGCCAGGAGCCACAGTGTTAACTGCAGGATCCATGATTACGTTCATACCGGCAAATTCGCCAATAGAACGAGCGCCAACGCCAACACCGCCGCCGCCCCAGGTCACGGCACCGCCAGTAGACAGCGCAGAGGTGGAGAAGGTCAGCAGGCCAACCTGATACAGGTAGAAGCCAACAGAAGGGTGGACAACGAGGGTGTCCAGCTCATCGCCACGCTCACCGAGCTTGGAACGGGCTTCTGCCACTGTTGCAGCAGTCAGGAAATTGGCTTCAGCAGCGCCAGAAGCGGCTGCCTTGCCTTTGTCTATGGCGTTGCCAGAAAGAGCAGTGCCAAACAGACCAGCAAGGTGAGAGAACAGACGAGCGCTGTTCAGCTTGTTGATTGCATCTGCAAGCTGGTTGCGGATGTGAAGCATTGGATCTTCACCAGCAGCCAGAACTGCCATGTCATCTACCGCATACGCAAATGCGCGGTGGCAAATTGTGGCGATCTGAGTGCCAGTACCGATCTTTTGAGGGGTTAGGTAGCCAGCGCCGCTGGTTCCCCATGTCGCTGTACCGTCCAGAATCTCTTCCGTTGGTGCGATTGGATTGAACTCAGGGACTTGAATGCGAGTACCGCCTTCGCGTGAATCGAGAAGAGCGTTACGGACAACAGCGCCAGACTTGATAAACAAGCTGCGCTCTTTGATTGCCTCAGACACGTAGGTGCTGAGATTATTCCTTTTTACGATGTCCGCCAAAAGGACACCGCCGGAATAATTCTGAAATGGAGCGGCCATTTCTTATCCAGGATTAAGGTGTGCGGTTTACAAGTCACGGACTTGTAGATGTCCCACGGGGACTACTTACCTGCCTCTCTCTTGAGCACGGCTGCAAGATCAGGGTCGGTATTCTCTAACATCATACGCTGAGTCAGGTTTGATGTCGCGTCTAAATAAGGATTAGCGATGCCTGCAGCGCTAGCTGTTGATGTATTTGGCTTTGCGCCCATCCCAGCTTGAGCGCTTGGTTTGAAGTGGTGCTCGTAAGAAGAGCCAGGGTTTTTAAGCTTGGCAAGGTAGACACTGATGTCTTGCTCAATGCCCCCGTCTAAAACTTTGACAGTGCCGTCCTCGGCTTTTTTGAGACTGCCTTGAATTAACTGGAGCATTTGATCCGAGTTAATTGCGCCAGCTTGATTGATTGCTGAGAGTGCAGCGTTTTTCATCGCTGCTGTTTCGTTAGAAGCCTGCAAATCTTGCAGTTGCTGCTCTAACTCAGCAATGCGTTTGTCTTTTTCAATGCCGGACTTGTTGGCTTCTTCCCAAAGAGGTTGCCACTGGCCTTGCTCTTCAAGGTTTTGACGGCGCTGATCGTCTTGTTTTTTGTAAACGTCGTCAAGCTTGCCTTTGATGCCTTGGAACTTTTCCTCGGCCTCAGCAGCGCGCTTTTGCAACGCTTTAATTTGCTGCTCGTAAGCAGATGTGTCAACGCTGGCGGTAGTTTCAGTCTCAGCCACGGGCTGTTCAGAGGACGCCACGGGCGTCTCCTGGATGACTTGTTCTTCCATTATTAGGATTTAGTGGACTCGTCTACTTTACTAGGCTTTACTTTTTTAGTCGTCTTTTTGGGCTCGGGCATTGGGCACTCCTGATTCTTAGGAGGGTTAATCTCTTCAAAGCGCATTCCCATGGGAATAAAAGCCGTTACTGCTCTACTGTACCGCTTTGTGGCGTTTCTGCCGAGTTAGGCAAAATCTCGCCCTGCACAAGCATGTCGCGGAACTCTTCGCGGTCAATAATTTGCCCCTCGAAGAGCTGCGCCATTGCTGCAATATCCTGGCCAATTAAACGTTGAAGGTCAAAGTCACGGCTAATCTTGACCTTTGGTGCTTCGATGTTTAAGTAACTAGCTGCAAGGTCATAGGCTTTTTGCAAGCCAGACTCCAAGTCCATTGAAACCATCGCCAGCATCGAGTTTTGGTCAATACGGTCTAAACGACGAGCGTCAGCAGACTCAGCGACAAATTTTTGTTGGCCTAACGTGCTAATCCCTAGCGAACCCATTTGTTGCTGTAATTCTTGAATCTCCGCTGATTGCGCTTCAAAAGCGCTAGATGCCGGTTCCACGTAATAGACCTTGTTTCCCGGCTGTGTCGCCATCGCATAATTGACGCTGATCGCCATATCCTTAGTCTGATCGTCCCATCCCTCCAAAACAAGCATCGGCTGGCTGGCGATGTGCAGGCTGTGGATCAAATCAGCTTGGCGTTGATAGTGAGCCAGGTTCAAATGAGCAATATCCAGCAGTGGTGGCCTGCTGGTTAAAACATCAGTCTTGTTGGCATAGATCGTGACAAGTGGGATCTGTCCTAACGAGAAATCGCCCGAATCAACCAGCTCGTACTCTTCTGTAGCGTCGGACTGATTGAAGGAAGCGGGGTATGGAAATGGCCCTTGCATTTCTTTTTTCTGCTCCTCTTGCCTAAATACCCGATAACGGCCTGGCTCAATGACACGGATTTGGTCATAGCATTTTTCTCCAAAGTCACCGTCTGCAACGACAGCTTTTTCGCCAATACGGACTTGAGTCAAGTTGCCGTAATTTGATTCGCGATCCAGCCGCCAGCCATACACATTGGTTGGATCAACTTCTATCCAGTAAGGACGGCGGTTTTGAGCACGCTCTTCAGCCAAACTACGGGCTGCAGATGGTGCAGGAAAGTCCACCAACGTATGACAGTGGCCATAAGTCAAAGCACAGGTCAGAAGCCTGCGGGCAAACTCTTCAATGTCCGATCCACAGCCATCAACATCCTTATTAAAGACCTCTGTCCAATAAGGATCGCCTTCGACGCTGATTGGTTTACGCAGAATTAGACCAGTTGCTGCTCGGATCAGGCGCTGTGTGTATGGCGTGAATACAGAACGGTTTACACGAGCTAAATACGCTGTGTAGTCCTCGCGTGGTTCGAGCGGCAGGAAGGTTTCGCTGTTTGTGCGTAAGTAATCAGTTCCTGAAGTGACAGCTTTCATAATCTCCCAGCCCTTCATCTGGTCGATTACGGCCCGTGTCCTGACAAACGGACTGTCAACACTTCCCATGTAGGAAGAGCTGACAAGGTGCGTTCTAACAAGACCAGGGACGGAGTAAGTCATGACACTTCAGAGTTGAGTTACTAACAGCCCCATCGACGACGAGCGGCTTTACCCCGTTCACCAGTCCAGTTACGACTTCGAGCGCAGAAAGAACGCTTACGGGCAGCTTCTTCTTTTGTTTTTGGCTTACCTGTGACCGGTGCTTTTAGGTTGGAACCTGTTTTTCGGTTGTACTTAGCCCGACCTTTAGCGGTCAGGCCAGCGCCTTTACTGGCAGGCAGTTTTTCGCCACGTCCAACACTAAGGTTGGGGCCACGTTTACGCTTTTTGCGCTCTGCCATAACCTTAAGGTCAGATGCCGCTTGTAATGTCGCCGGATGTGATGAAATTGCAAGTAACTACTTGCAAATCACCAGTCGTGGCTGCTACATCCATACTGGTAATAATCCCACTGAAAACAAAACTTTTGTTTCCGGCAGTTTTAGTGAAAAGCTCAAACTTTGCGTTTGCCGGGTCTTGAGCTACAAGCGCTTCGTCAATTACATCAGCAGCAGCATCTGCAGCGCTGTCGTCGTAAACCAGCTCAAGAGTTCCTGAGCCTGAAATCATGCTGCCAACATACGAGCGAGATGTTTCGCCGTGACGACTGCAGTCCAAGGTGTCCTTGGTAATGTTCAACGTCCAACTGCGCGTTCCAGCGACAGCTTGTAAGGTGCCGCCATCCTTATCAAAGGAAACGGAGCCCTCTTCACCGCGTACAAAAGCCATGAGTAGACATAGGAAGGGTCTATAGCCAACAGTCTAACCGTTCGCATTGCAAAGACCATCTCAAGACTTCTTTTTCTTGGCCTTGCGCCGCTTATGCTGATAAGAAATCTTCTTTGAACCAGTCTTTTCTCTCTTAAACCGAGCTTTTTCGGCTGGTGTCATCTCTTTTGTTGTTTTAGGCGTTTTATCTGACACCCGCCTTGATGGACGACACGCTGGGTATTCGCGGTCTTCGCCCTTAGAACGGCCACAAGGCTTTCCGGTCTTTACATCGACCCACTTTTCGTCAAACCATCTGCCAAGGCCACCGCGACCTTTACTTTTTGGTTTTGCGGGTTTTCGTGGTTTTTTGCGTTCCGCCACTGGTTACCTTGCGATAGGTGCCGCCGCGCTTTTTATACTCGCGCACCAGCCACGCATTTGCATACGCGCTTGGGTAAACGTCGAATTTACGCTTGGCGGCGGCTTTGACGCGGGCGTAAAGGGCTTTATTGGTTGGCTCGTTTCTAGCAGCCATGGCCGTGGCGCATCTTTTTAGAGCCTTTCTTTACTGCCTTCTTTTTCTTAGGCGGACGGCCCTTCTTTGTGCCGTAAGTTCCAGGGCCCTTAGGCATGGCGCAAAATGCGACGACAACACCAGTCTAAACCAGTTAGTACAGCCTGTAACTGGTGGTGCCGAGGGTTTCGGGTTTTGCCAAGTTGAATTGTTGGAGGCATAAGTAGCCGAAGGCGTCGAATGCGTGGTCTACGCCTAAGTTTTTGTTGGGGAGGCCGGTGCCTGGGGCGTAGGTGAGGGTGCGGAGGGCTTTGATCAGTTCTTTGCAGCGGGGGTGGATTAGGACGCGGCGCGTTCCAGACGCATCTAGTAATCCGGTGTTGACGGCGGTGATTTTGTCGCGGATTTTCCAGGGGGAGCGGGGGGATTGGACGTTGAAACCGCTGCGGCGGAGGATTGCGTGGTCGGTTACGCCGACTCCGCTGGTTTTGCGGGCTCCGCCAGTTGGGTCGGGGCAGGCGATGATTCGTCGGTCCACGCCATAGCGGCGGGTTACTTCTTCTGCGAAGTCCCAGGTGGTTGCGCCGCCGGTGAGCATTATTTCGTCGAAGACGTAGAGGTTTTGGTCGTGTTTGACGGCGACGATGCCGCTCATTGGGTCAACGTTGAAGTCCACGCCTAGGAGCAGGGGTTGGATGGAGATGTCTTTTGCGGTGGTGGATATGTTGTCGTCGGAGAAACTTATGGCGACGAGGCCGGTTAGGTTCTCGAAGCTGGCTTCAAATTCTTGGCGGAAGGTTCGTTGGTCTAGTTGTGCGCGAGCGGCTTCAACTTCTGTGGGGCTGACGTTACCGCCTTCGATGGTTGTGAAGCTCCAGCGCTTCCATAAATTGCTGGTGTCTTCTTCGACGAAGCACCATAAGTCGTAAAACCAGCTGGCGGTGCCGTCGGGGGTTGAGATGAATAGGGCCCAGCCTTCTTTGTCGGCTAAGGCGGGTCTTATGACCTCGAACCAGACCTCGGCGTCCATGAATGCGGCTTCGTCGAGAACTACCCCGCTGAGGCTGCGGCCACGCAGGGCCATGGCGTTTTCAGTGCCTTTTAGTTCGATTGTTGAGTCGTTTATTAGGTCCAGGCGGAGGTCGGTTTCGTTCTTTGTGCGGATGTATTCCTTAGGGACGATCTTTTTTAGGGTCTTCCAGGCGATGTCTTTCGCCATGCGGTAGGTGGGGGCGCAGTAAAAGAAGGTTTCACCGGGGCGTTCCAGGGCTTTGGTGAAGAGTTCGACGCAGGAGAGGTAGGACTTGCCGAAGCGGCGGCCTGCTACGAGGACTCGGAATCTATTTTTTGCGCTGAATACTTCGCCTTGCGCGGGACGAAGACTTAGGTCGAGTGTTTTTGTCGCCAAAGAGCGGATTTACTCGGGTTTTTCGATCTTAACCTTAATTTCGGGTAATGTGCTACTTACTTCTGGTTGGTCGCAGCCGACCATACGGGCCAGGGAATCGAGAACGTTTGCGGCGGTTTGCATTTGGCCGCGTTTGATGGCTGAGTTGTAGAGGCGTGAGCGCATTGAGAAGATTCGGGAGGCCATTTCCTCGCGTTCGCGGTCAAAATCTTCGCGATTTAGCGCTTGGACGGCTTTCCAGTCGCGGAATGCGGTGGCACGTCCCACCTGTTCTTTTGATGCGTGGTCGAGAACAAGTTGGAGGGCAGGAAGTCCTTCGAGTTGACGGCGGTACAGCCGCATGATGCGTGCTTCCTGGATGTCCTTCGGGTTCTTAGGACCACCGAATCGTTTTACTTCTTTGGGTTCGGAGGTGTTTTCATCCATAGCAAAAGGCACGACCTTTTCGGACACATTAGCAAGTTATATCGCCAGAGATATAGGTGCTCTTTTAAACAGGGGGTGTGCTACATTGTGTTTGCTCTTCAACCCCTGCCCCCCGGTAGCACAATAGAAAAGTTTGGCGGTATTTATTTAAGTTCCCCGCAAACCGCTAGGGTATGTGCGATTTGCTACCCCACCCCGTCACATGTAGCACATAGATTTGTATCACATTGACAGACAGGGTGGCAGGATGTAGTATAATAAAGAAGTGAGGGGGAGAGGCTTAGCCCTTACTCTCACTAGCGGGTCTGGCATTTTCAGCCGGGTCTGTGCTACAATACCTACAGTTCGACGGAGGCAACCGACCACACCGCACCAGCAGCCGAAGAGAATCGACGCAGAAAAGCCAGACCACTAGGTTGCTGGGCGCTGCTAAGGGGTTTCCAGTAGGCGTTCACGCTTCACGCTTCGCACCTTGAAAACAACCGTTAAAGCCGGGGAGATATTAGATCTGTTCCTTCTCTTTCTTGTCATGAACAAAACGACTCAGACAACATTCAAAGGACTCAGCG